CATCCATTAACCACCGCGCCGGTAACCGGACTCTGCGTTTTAACAGGCTTCTGGAGCGTGATCCGTTTATTGAGCTTCCCCGCCTGCATGATCATCCCCCGGGCCTGGTGCTGAGGTAAGTCGGGTGTGGGGAGTCAATCGTTGTCGTTTCGATATCATCAGTCAGCGACTGGTAAAGCAAACCGACCAGCGCTTCATTTGATTCCGACAGGCGGTTTATCGCTGCGGTCTGTTCGTTCAGAGCCTGCGTCTGGGCTGCCATTGCTGCCAGCAGCTGGTTTACCTGTTGATCGTTCATAAGCGATTTTCATCCACTTTTTAAGCCATTCACGCCGGGCGGCGCATCCGGAGCAGGCCATCAGTGCCACCGCCGGTGCTGTATTAGCAACGCCTCAACACCCAGCGGCGTTTCCGCCAGATTCTGCGATGCGGCTTCGCGGTTCGCATACCAGTGGCCAATCAGCAAAAGCATTGCCGCCCAGATGCCGGAAGAGAAAAGAACCTCACGGGGAGGCTCTTTATCTTCTACTGGCGGCGTCAGAACCTCCACCAGCTCACCGTCACAGAAATGCTCAACATAATCGACGGCGGCCGATGCGTATGCGCCGATAAGCGTATCTTCGGCGTCGCTATCAACCCTGAGATGCGCCTTTATCTGCGCCATCTGCTCCGCGCTTATTTCCACCTTTACCCCCGGCTTTTGGTTTTTCAGGATCTGGCGTTTCTGCCTTTTCAGGCTCAACCTCTTCGGCCAGAAGCATTTCTACCAGCGCCTCGCCAGTCTCCTTTTTCACAATGCGGGTTTCGCCCTGTGAAACGGTGCCGAGGTGGTAGTGCGAGAACATACGGAGAGCTTTAATTTTCATGCGGTAAACGCGGCCATTGCTGACCGCGCCCTCGTTTTATGCGCCAGAAGAAACGGTCATGCTGCCGGTAACGATCGCCGCCGGACGGTAATGGGCCAGCGCCAGGCGTTCTTCGCACAGAATGGTCAGCATGTTTTTAACGAAGTTATCGCGATCCTGGTTGCTGATCTCGATGGTTGCGTCCATGCGATCCCAGACCTGCGAGGCCAGCCCGAATGCGCCAACGGTGAACGAGCCAGCAGCCTGCGCCGTAGTGGAAACCACCGGCAGCCCCCACAGCACTTTCGAGGCGAACGCCTGCGGGCCACCAAGGATATAGTTGCCGTTGGCATCCTTCAGCAGCGCAATGCGATGCCAGTCGCGCGGGTTCAGAATAATGCCGTCCGCTTCAAACTCGCTCAGTGACACCTGGTAGATAGCGTGGGCGAGGATATCCGCGCCGTTGTCACCATCCGCGTTCAGTTCAGTCTCATAGTCGGTGCCCACGGTGTTCAGGCCCAGCAAGTTATCGCCGGTACCGTCACCGTTCAGCATCTGGTTTTCTTCTACCAGCGCCAGACCGTACATCATGCGGGAGTTAATGTAGGACTGAAGCGCTGGCGCATCGTCCATGATCTGGCGGGATGCCTGCATCCAATGCGCGATGGTTTTCACGTTCGCCATTTCTTTGGTGAAAGTGAGGTTGCTTTCCGGCTTCAGCGCACCTTCAGCCACCGGGGCCGCGGCGTTGGTGAAGATGTTTTCACGAACGTATTCCAGGGCGTTACTGGTGATGCGCCCCTGCGCCAGCAGGTCACGAACGGTAAGTCGACGCAGGCCAGGTGTCAGGATGCCCGGCACCTGCTGCGGCTGCACCAGCGCACCAGCAGAGGCCGCGCCCGAACCGAGCGCCTTGTCAAAGCTGGTAACTTTCGCTTTGGCACGGTCACCGTTCCAGTTTTTGATCAGGTCTTCTGATACGCGTTCTGAGAAAGACTTCTGTGCGGTCTGCTCAGGGGCATTACCCGCCAGCTTCTGCTCCAGTTCAAACAGGCGGTTACCAGTGGTTTTAAGCTCTTCCTGCGCTTTCGTCAGGTCAGTCTGTAACTGCTTATTGACCTGACCATTTTCGTTGATGGATTTACGCTGCTCTTCGATCAGGTCCTTCACTTCCTGCTGTGACTTCTCGATCGCTTTTTCCAGTACAGATAATTCAGACATGTGGTGCTCCGTTAATTGTTCCGCAGGTTAGCGGCAAATGAGGTAATGCGCTGTGCCAGCGCGTCAATGTCGCCGCTACCGGACTCACTCCGGCCTGCGGACTTCACGCGGGCGATAAACGCCTGCGCTTCGGCGCGCGTCAGGCCGACTGAATCCCTCAGCCAGGCCTCCGCTTCACGAATGGATTTGATGCCGTCGATACTTTTCATGGCGGTAACGCCCGCCAGCTCGTTGGCCGGGAACGTGCAGACGCTGATTTCCCGGAGATAAGAGATGTTTTTGAAAATAAGGCCTGTGGTACCGACGCTGTAATCATCGGGACCGACAGAGAACCCCACCGACATGCCTTCGACAGTGCCGTGCTGCATGGCGGCTTTTAAATCTTCAGAGATGCTCAGGCCGGGCGTGAGTTGACCGCGCACAAACAGCCCCTTCTCGTCTTCATGCATGGCATCCCACTTGCCGACCGGGATGGCACGCGTCTGGTGGTTAAAGAACATCGCCACCTTGCGGCTCTGGTTAGCGACAACGCCAGCGAACGCTCCGGGTAAAATGATGTCGCCATCCGAGTCGGTGTTGTTGAATACCGAGGCGTACCCTTCAAACGTTCCCTTGCTGCCGTCGCCGGTAAACTTGATTTCGGTCTGGTCGAACGCGAGCGTCTTGTGAATATCAGGCATCATGGCCCCCTAAAAATTAAGCCCCGTCATTGCGGGGCTCTTTGTTTGTTCCGAGATCGGTAATAGGTACGTTCTGCGACTGGCGCGTCGCCACATCACCGCCAGGCAATGGCGGAAGGTTATCCAGTCGCCGCACCTCGTTAACGGTCCGGATGCCGGTATTGACCATCGTTTGCATGAATGCGGCGCGGCTCGCTGAATCACCGCGAAGCAGGCCGTCGAGGTTGTGCTCGGCGTGCAGCCTGCCCTGATCGGATTCTTTCACCAGCCAGCGTTCGATGCTGTATTCCCAGCGATCGAGATAGGGTTTAAGGGTGTACTGCAGGAAGCCCAGATTCTGCTGTTCAATGCCGCTGCCCCATGATGTTGTTTTTTCAACATCCCCCACCAGGTGCGGAGGAACACCGTAAAAGCGCGCCAGTTCTGCCACCTGAAACTTGCGGGCCTCAAGCATCTGCGCGTCCTGCGGTGAGATGCCAATAGGCTGGGTGGTAAATCCACTCTCCAGGATCCAGAGGCGTTTTCTCACCGGGCCACCGGCAATCTCCTTGAAGTTTTCCTCCAGCTGCCCGCGCTGCTCTTTAGTCAGCACCTTGCCGTCAGTCATCAGGATTTGCGGCGACTTCGCGCCGTTGGCGAAGAACTCCCGCTGGTTATCCTCCATAGCGATCGCCACGCCTGCAGATTTGGCGCTGAACGCCAGCGGCGACAACCCCACCAGCCCGTTAAAGCCGAAGCCTTTAAGGTGGAAAATCTCTTTAGGCTTAAAATCCACATACTCGCTGTCGCGCCGGTAGCGGTAGATGACATTTTTGCCATCGAGCCGGACATCCATGTTCGCGCTCAGCAGCGGCAGCATGCTGATGACATCACCCACGCTGTTTCGCTCAAGGTGCGCGTAGGCGTTGCCGTACGCGCAGAGCTGCATTGTCATCGCCTCGCGAAACTCAAGCGCGGTCATGAAGTTGTTGGGCCGGAAGCGCAGAAGCTTCGCCAGTGGGTTTTGGTTGCCGACTTTCTTTCGCTGATCATCGACAGTTTCAAAAACATCCAGCGGTAAAGAGGCTGTGACGGTGGAGATGAGCCTGATGCAGGCCCATACGGTGCTGATCGACATGTTGCGCTCATCGCTCACCACCGATTCCCCGACAGTGCCGTGAGCTGATGTGCCCGCCATCTGCGAGCCGTTGTCCGGTGTGACCAGGCGGCCACCGGTAAGAATAGAGGCCATGCGCGCCCAGAATGGCGAACGTGTCCGCAGGTCAATGCTGTAGTCGGTTTCTGCCATGCTAGATGCTCAAAAAGTTATAGATAAAGTCGTTAACGTCGCCCTGATCCTCCACCTCATCGCTCGTCTGCGCGCCGACAGACATGGCTAGTGCAACCATGCCGTCGATACGCCCGCTGGATTTGCCTTTCACAAATTTGCGGTTCCCGGCGGGATCGGTAATAACCGTGGCGTTCTTGGCGCACATTTCGAGGATGGGGTGGTTGCCGTGCTTCAGTTGCGCGCCCAGCAGCCTGGCTTCCAGTTCCCTGAGCGCCGGGGACATCGAGACAAAGCCCTGGCCGAACTCAACGAACCGCTCGAGCTCTGCCTCAGTAAACCCGGCATCAATCAGATGCGGGCGAAGAAAACGCATGTTGTAGCGGTCGAACGCCAGCGCCCGGACGTTGCAGATATCGAACACGCGCCGCAACTCGCGGGCGATAAACGCGTATTCAATGGCCTTGCCTGGCGTTGTGTTAAGAAAGCCCTGCTTCGCCCATATGTCATACGGCACGCGATCATTGCGCGCCTTGTCTGCCAGCCCCTCTTCAGGCAGCCAGAACTTACAGTGCACATCACCCTGCGTTGTATTGAGCACCAGCGCTGTCAGATCCGACACGCTGGAGAGGTCGAGCCCGCCCCACACGGTTTTACCAGTGAGATCGTCAGGCTCTTCCTTGTTCATGTGCCAGACGGTCTGGCTGACAAACGGGCTTTTAGCCTCCACGCGACGGTTAAGCACCAGGTTCTCAAACTCTGCCTGGCGTGACGGGAGGCGCTTCGCACTGGCGGCCATATCCAGCACTTCTTTCTGGTTCATGAACACATCGAAGGCCGGGTTTGCCAGCCGGATGGCTTCAACCGAGAAAGGATCGATATCTTCCGGCGCGGTCTGGAGCCTGACTACCGTTCTC